GGAACTAACACCAACGATGAAATACATGTTGTCGTCGTTGACTCTGACGGAATTGTATCCGGAACAAAGGGAACTGTATTGGAAACCTTTGCCGGACTATCTGCTGCAGTTGGAGCAAGAACTACAGACAATGGAGATAACTATCTTCCCAATGTAATTAACGAAGCTTCTCAATATGTTTATTTTGCGGATTGGGATTCTGCTGATGGCGGATCTCCAATAGCAGGTACTAATTGGGGAACTGCTCCTGCGGCAAATACAACGACAGACTATGCAACTAATGCAACATGGGCAGATGATGCCACTAGTGTTTTTGCATTGACCAGTGGACAAGATGGTCCTGCTCTAACTACAGGTCAAATCGCAACAGCATTCGATGAGTTCGAAGATCAAGAAACTGTTGATGTTTCTATTCTTGTTGTTCCTGGAATGGGAACCACTAGTGATCAGACAACTGTAACTAATGACGTAGAATCTATTTGTGCGGCGAGAAAAGATTGTATCGCAGTTTCTTCTCCCGCCAGAGATGACGTTGTTAATGTAGCTGCATCTTCTGTCGTTACCAATACTTTGGCAACCACAGATACTTTTAGTTCTTCTAGTTATCTTGCTGTAGATAATAACTACCTCAAGGTCTATGATAAGTTTAACGATGCATACATTTATATTCCTGCTGCTTCTTCTGTTGCTGGTCTTATGGCAGCGACAGACGCTAACTTCGGTCCATGGTATTCACCTGCTGGCGAAGTAAGAGGAGCATTGCGTGGAGTTACTGCTCTTGCCCATAACCCAACGAAAGGAAATAGAGATTCCCTATATAAAAATGGCGTGAATCCTATTGTCCAATTCTCTGGAATGGGACCAATGCTTTATGGCGACAAGACTAAACTCAGTCGTCCTTCTGCGTTTGATCGCATAAATGTTCGTAGACTGTTCTTGTCAATCGAGAAATCAATTGCGCAAGCAGCTAGATTGTTTATGTTCGAATTTAACGACGAGTTTACTCGTTCTGAATTCGTTGGTATAATCGAACCTTTATTGAGAGAGATTCAAGCTCGCCGTGGTATTCAAGATTTTTATGTACAATGTGATGAAACAAATAATACTGCTGCGGTTATTGATCGTAACGAATTAATTGCTTCGATTTATGTTAAACCTGCTCGCTCTATTAACTTCATCACTCTTAACTTTGTTGCTGTTCGCAGCGGAGTTGATTTTGAAGAAGTTGTTGGTCGAGTCTAAGCCACTGATATAGGAGAATATAAAAATGGCTATTTTAAGAGTCGATGACTTTAAACAAAAGTTAAAGTTCGGTGGCGCGAGACCAAACCTATTCGAAGTTGATGTAACTTTCCCAGGTTATTCTGGTGGAAATACAGAAACAACGAATTTTATGTGTCGAGCTGCCCAACTACCTGGGTCAACTGTAGGTGTTATTCCTGTTCCATTCAGAGGTCGTCAAGTGAAGGTTGCTGGCGATAGAACCTTTGAACCTTGGACCATTACTTGTTTCAACGATCATGATTTCGTTGTGAGAAATGGTTTTGAGAAATGGATGGATGGAATTAATCAACATCAAGCAGGTACTGGTTTCATAAATCCGCTAATCTATGCTACGCAGATGAAGGTTTACCAGTTAAATCGAGTTGGAGCAAGAATCAAGGAGTATACTTTGGTGGGATGTTTTCCTTCTCTGGTTGCTCCTATCGAGCTTTCCTACGATGCTAATGACCAAATAGAAGAATTTCAAGTAACAATTGAATTCGACTACTGGACTAGCAATACTACATCATAAATAATGTAGTATTGCTAGTCGGACTAGCAATACTACATCATAAATAATGTGACATATTGGAGTGGGGCATTTGCCCCACTCTAATTTAAACGGAAAATCTAATGGCAGAAAACACTTATAAAATATTCGGGTTTGAAATAAAAAGATCTTCTAAGTCTACTAAACCAGACTTAAAATCTATTGTTCCTCCCACAGACGAAGATGGTGCAGGTTATGTAACTGCTCCATCGCATCATTATGGCACTTATGTTGATTTGGACGGTGGAGCAGATGCTAAAGATAATCGTCAATTAATCGCCAAATATAGAAACCTCGCTATGCAATCTGAGGTGGATATGGCGATTGAAGAAATAGTCAACGAGGCAATCATTACTGGCGATAATAAATCTCCTGTCTCTCTCGACGTAGATGAAGTTGAAACGACTGAATCTATAAAGAAAAAAATGGGAGAAGAATTTCAGAATATTTGCAACATGCTTAACTTTAATAACTATGCTCATGATATGTTTAGATCATGGTATATTGATGGAAGAATATATCACCATCTAGTCTTGGATGAAAACAATCCAAAGATGGGCATTAAAGAAATAAGATCTTTAGACGCTGTCAAGGTTCGTAAGGTTAAGAATGTTAAGTACAAAACAGATGCTAAGACTGGTGCAAAAATAGTTGATAAGGTAGACGAATTCTACATATATCAAGAAAAACCAGGTCTTCAAGCACACGGAGTTCGTTTGTCTAACGACTCTATTAGTTATGTCACCTCTGGTTTGCTAGATGAAAATAAGAAAAGAGTTGTCTCTTATCTACACAAAGCAATAAAACCAATTAATCAATTACGCATGATGGAAGATTCTTTAGTAATCTACCGTCTGTCTCGTGCTCCAGAAAGACGTATATTCTATGTTGATGTCGGTAATCTTCCGCGTGGTAAAGCAGAAGAATACATGAAAAACATCATGGCACGTTATCGTAACAAACTTGTTTATGATGCTAACACCGGAGAAATAAAAGACGACCGAAAGCATATGTCTATGCTTGAAGATTTTTGGTTGCCTAGAAAAGAAGGTGGTAGGGGCACAGAAATTTCTACTCTTCCTGGCGGCCAAAACCTCGGAGAGATTGATGATATAATTTATTTTCAGAAGAAAGTTTATCGTGCACTTAATGTTCCTGTTAATCGTTTGGAGCAAGAAGCACAGTTCTCTTTGGGTAGAGCGACAGAAATCAGCAGAGATGAAGTTAAGTTTCAGAAATTTATTGATAGACTTCGAACCAAATTCTCTAAACTATTCACTGAAATTCTGAAAAAGCAGTTAATCCTAAAAGGAATTATAACAGAAGATGATTGGGATAGTTTTAAACATGATGTTTTTATTGATTTTAAACTCGACAATCATTTCACTGAATTAAAACAAATTGAAATAACAAGAGAAAGACTCACCACATTAGATCAGATGAGTCAGTATGTCGGTGAGTATGTTTCTAAAGATTGGGTTATGAAAAATATTCTAATGTTCAACGACGAACAAATAGAAGAACTCAAGAAAGAAATTGCTAAAGAGAAAGAATCCGGAGAGATAGCAGATTTCTCTGCTTCTCAACAGCAGCAACCTTTTTATCAAAACCAACTTGAACCAGATCAGCAACAAGATGAAAATGAACCTCAATAGGAGATTATAATGTCTGAAGAAACTGAAGTAGAAAATGAAGTAGAAACTGAATTATCGGTGAACGATCTAGTAAATAATATCATTAATAGAGACTATGCTGCTGCTAGTAATAATTTTGACGATTTAATCGCTCAAAGAATTGATGATAATTTATCTCAACAAAAAATTAATATGGCATCTCAAATTTTTTCAGATGAAGAAGATACTTCTGTAGACGACATTTCTGACGAGGAACTCGAATCAGAGATTGAAAGCGAAATTGAAGACGAAATAGAAGATGCTTTGAGTGATGAAGAGGAAAATATTTCCTCTGAAGAAGAATATTAAACTTTCATTTTGTATAAATAATATACATGATAAAGTTTAAAGATATAAGAAGGATTGGGAAGGCAGGTGAAGTTGTCTTTGATAAAAGGATCAACAGAATTCCTGTTAAAATAATTAAGATCGATAATACTTATGCAGCATATGTTGATGGTGATTATCTCGATCATTATAAAAGTCTTTCCCAAGCGAAAACTTCTATAAACACTACAATAAAGGAACTTTCATAAATGAAACTTATCGTAGAAGCAATAGAGCAAGATTTAGAGGTTATAACTGAAGCAAAAGCAGATGGCAGTAAGAAATATGCCATCGAAGGTATTTTTGCTCAGTCTGAATCTAAGAATCGTAATGGCAGAATCTATGAAAGAAATGTTATGGAAGGTGCAGTAAACAAATACATCGAAGAACAGGTAAATGAAAAACGTGCTGTTGGTGAGTTAAATCACCCAGACGGTCCAACTGTTAATCTCGATAAAGTTTCTCATCTCATCACTTCACTTCAATGGGAAGGAAATGATGTGATAGGAAAGGCATCTATTCTCGACACTCCTATGGGTAATATCGTTAAAGGACTACTTGAAGGTGGGGTTCGATTAGGTGTTTCAACTCGTGGTATGGGTAGCCTTGAGCAACGTGACGGTGCAATGTATGTCAAAAATGACTATATTCTTAATACGATCGATATCGTACAAGATCCCTCCGCTCCATCAGCTTTTGTTAATGGTATAATGGAAGGAGTAGAATGGGTCTGGAATAACGGCATTGTCAAGCCTCAGGTAATTGAAAAAATGGAGACTGAAATTAAACGCGCACCTAGCAAGAGACTCTATGAGACTCAGGTTAGGGAGTTCAAGAATTTCCTCTCGTCTTTGAAAAACGAAAAATATTAAGGAGTCCTAATATGGATGATAATCAAGTAGAACTCCACGATGACGAGGCAGAAATCGTGGACGAAGCGAAAGTAGATCCTGATGCTGGCACTGAAGAACAATCAGTTGCCTCTGTCAAAAAGGCAGAAAGCGCAGGAACTGCTAAAAAGCGAAAAGGAGATAAGAGCAATAGTGAACCTCGGGGTAAGGTCGTTGCTGGCGACCCCGAAAAGCATTCTGAAAGCACTGAATATGATTTCAGTGACGATCTAAATGCTCTCGTTGATGGAGAAGCAACTTTGTCTGAAGAATTTAAGGCAAAAACCGCTGTTATCTTTGAAACCGCAATCAAATCCAAAGTTTCTTCTGAGGTCGAAAGACTTGAAGAAGAATATAATACTAGACTTGACGAAGAATTGGAGTCAATTCACCAAGAACTCGTTGAGAAAGTAGATGGCTACCTCAACTATGTGGTGGAACAATGGATGGAAGCAAATCAAGTTGCAATTCAACAGGGTTTGCGTACTGAGATCGCTGAAGAATTCATGGGCAAATTGAAAGATCTGTTCACTGAGTCTTACATCGAAGTTCCGGAATCCAAAGTTGACCTGGTTGACGATTTGGCAGAGCAAGTTGCTGAACTTGAGGATAAACTCAATACTGTAACTGCTGATGCAATCGAAATGGCTGAAGAACTGAAAAACTACGTGAGAGAAGAAATAGTTCGCGAGCATTCTAGCGACCTTGCTGATACTCAAGTTGAGAAACTTCAGTCGCTTGTAAAAGATCTTGAATTTGTAGACGAAGAAAGTTTTTCTAGCAAAGTAAAAACTGTTAAAGAATCATATTTCAAGAAGCAAAACACTAGTAATGAAATTGTAGAAGAGTCAGAGGATAATGATGAAGTTATTGAAACTTCTTCCGTTATGGAAAATTATCTCACTGCCATTCGCAAACAAAACCAAAGCAAGTAATTTTTAGGAGTTAAGATACATGGAAATTTCATACGATAAACTGGTCGAAAAATGGGCACCAGTATTGAACGAAGAATCAAGCGGTACGATTGCAGATCGTCACCGTCGTAACGTAACTGCTGCAGTTCTTGAAAACCAAGAACGTGCTCTTCGCGAGCAGCGTTCTGAAGGTTTGATGGAAGTTGCCGCACCTGCTGCTAACAACACCACCGTTGCTGCTAACTGGGATCCCGTATTGATCTCCCTCGTTCGCCGCGCAATGCCTAATCTGATGGCATATGACGTTTGTGGTGTTCAACCAATGACTGGTCCTACTGGTCTTATTTTCGCCATGAAGTCTAAGTACAAAACTACTTTTGGTGGTGCTACTACTGGCGACGAAGCACTATTCAACGAAGCACGTACTGCTTATTCTGGCGACTCAACTGGTGCAGCTGGTGCTGATTCTAGCACTGGTCCTTCTGGTTTGAGCGGAATTAATGATGGAGACGCTGACTCCACCATCGCAGATAGTGCAGGAACTGATATTACTGGTCGCGGTATGCCTACTACCCAAGCTGAAGCACTCGGTACTGGTGGTGGCGCTCAAGATTTTGCTGAAATGGGTTTCACCATTGAGAAAGCAACCGTGACTGCAAAGTCTCGTGCGCTGAAAGCAGAATACACCATCGAATTGGCGCAAGACCT